CCTCTAGCGACATGCTTTTTGTAATCCGTAGACTTAGTGGATTACCGCAGTCAATTTGGTCATCAATACCATCAAAATACCTGCCCTGACTTCCCCAGATGGCGCCGCTAACAGCACAGGAATAGTGGTTGGGGTCATAAGACAACAGTGTAGACCCCTGCATATCCTCCTGCCAGAGTGGGAGGTAGAGCACACAATCCTCCATTGAGAATGGAAAGATATTCCTGCTCCAGATATCATAAGGTCTCTGCGCAACTTTAAGCATTTACCTCTCCTGCCAGTTCGGGTCATCAGAGAGTATTTGAAGTTGGTATCGTGGCTCTGAACCCGCAGCTATAGTCTGTGCTGTCCCTGCCAGTTTCGCCTGAATATAGAAGTAACCCTGCGGGCAAGTATAAGCCTTACCGATATTATTTATCTCAGATGTTGCGTTGTTGATATGGTCGTCAAAGGCAAAGAAAGCCAATTCTTTTACGAAGTGAAGTAAGTCGACATCACTCGGCGCCCAAGGATTGTTGTCTCCAGTCTGGGTAATCCTTTCCTTGAATATCTCAAGGTCAACCTGAGTTTTCTCGTCATCCAAGTCCCAATAGGTAGCACTTAAAATAGTACCTGACTTCGGGACTTTAACTTGCATCAGGTCTCCCAGGCAGTCAAGCGTTCCTTCTGCACCAGCACCAATACCAGTAATCTTTAACGGTAGTGGAGGGCAGGAAACGGTTTTTGTCTGGACTTTTACCGGATTAAGAAATGAAAGAATGTTGCTGAGTATGCTGATTATATCAATCGGTTCACCCTCTTCGTCAGCAAGGCTTACTTTTCCTATATACTCAGTCCCTTTCCTGATGGTAACTTTGAGGGCGTTCAAGACGTTGTCGGTAATGTCTGCGCCTCTTGAGGTAATGAGGCGTATCGCAGCAAGCGGGCTATAAATATAACTGCCTTTGCGTCTGCCTTTTCTTATGCTGCCAGCTAAATAAACAGCGTTACCGCCAGCTATAGGTCTCTTGTTTTCTTCTTCTTGTCTCTGTTCCATTTTACTCCTTTTTTGACGGGATTAGCCTGCCTCTGAAGTTTCAGTGCAACGGGCACAGCGCTCTGGTTGCGGGCAGGGATTCTAATTTTCAGGAGTTTTCCCGTCTATTCAATTTTTATTTATTTTTTGTCGAAATCTGTATCCTCTAAAACCACCGTGATTCCCTTCGTTTTCGGTTCTGGGTTCTTTCCACATTCTCGACCCCGGCCATCCAACTTTTCTTGGTCGCCATTCTCCATCCAGGATGGATTCGACTATGCCTTTAACAATTATCTCGAAAGCCGTTTTGAAGTCAGTCTCTCTGTCAGGAGAAAAAACAAACTCTCCGTCAGCGTATGCCTCGGTCATTTCCTCAAGTATGAACTCCCAGACTGCCCGGTGGTCAGGGTCGTGTTCCATCTCGCAAATGGCTATCCTTTTAACTGCCTGCTGAAGTTCGAGGTCAAGTCCGGAACAAGGCAATGCCTCATCCAGTATCCTTTGAAGCACAGGTGTATTGGCATACTGGCATTCATAACTACCAGTATCATCCGGGTCTGGTAGAACTGAGGCGAATGCTATTACAGCCCCTCTACATACATTTACCCTGGAGGCAAGGTATAAAGGTCGTTCAAGAGCGATGAAAGTTATCTTCCACGCTGCCTCGTATAAACCCCTCCTGAATACGAGGTATTCAAAGAATTTATCCTTTATCCTCAAAAGAACAGGAGTATTAGGATATTCATATTTCTCAGGTTCGGTTAGGGTAACTGCAAAGGCTACTATAGCTGCGCCAAAGATAGCCTTGTTGTAGATAATCAACTGGCGAAACTTCACCAGCATATAAGTTCCGATTGTTATTACAGCCATTCACGTCTCTCTTTTTAGTGGGGGGAGTTTATGTCCTCCCCCCACTGTCTTACGTTTTCCTGAGTCCGAGTTCTACCGTCAAATCTTCACCAGTGAACAGGTTAGCAACCTGGTCTCGGTTTAGCTTAACGATTGACTCTTCTCTCATCACGTCACCGGGGATTGTTGTCCAAACCTTATCTTTCTGGTTGTTCACCAGAGCCGGCTTTTTGTCAAAGATGCTCACACCATCACAGGTTATGTCTACTTTCAGGTTACGAGCACCTTTTGTCGGTCTCTTTAGACTCAGGTGAATCCACTGAGGTTCGAAATCGCCATCAAGAATAAAGGTTCCACCTATTTCCTGGTCGATTTCTCCCTGCTCACCTGGTATAAACCAGCGCAAAATTCGGTCTTGCATAACTCACCCCCTTAAAGCAGGTCGTCCATTGTTACTTCTGCCCATTGCATATAGGGTCTGAAAGCACCATCGGTAGTGCTATTCGCAACGGTAACCAGCATCGAGGCTTCTCCATTCAACAGACGAGGCGCACCATCATCCAGGAATCGGTAGGTGCGGACATTGTACCCGACAAAGCTACCATCGGCAGTACCCAGGAAGGCATCGTCAGCCTGCGGACGGTCATACTCAATCCATTCATCGGTTGTTAGTATCGAAACGGTGCATACCGTCAAAGCAGACGCCTGCTGGTTATATTTAGCCGGGCTTGTCGCATACAAACTCTGCTTGGTGGTCATCGCAGTTCCTGTACAGGAATAAGCCGCTGCGATTTCTCCCGCCGGTTTGGTAAACGAAACACTGATGTCAGTTAAGGCACTACCGTCATTCGTAATTGCTAATTTGAGTAAGATAGGAATTACGAACAGTGAAGACGATGAAGGTGACACCAGCGCACAGGACGCAGTGATGTCGGCTATGGCTGCGAGGGTAGGAATTGCAGTATCTTCCATATCAAGACCTGCCTCAAAGACCTTTCCCTCAGCCGCCCATTTCCATAACTTGGGCTGGGTAACGATTACCCTGTCCCTGCCGATATAAGCCGACAGTGCATTGTCGTTCTTGTCCTTAAAATCACTCATTATTTTGTTCCTCCAATTATTTTATTTTTGTCTGGTTAAACGGTATATTCGTCTTCCCAACCGTCAACACGGTCAACTTTGACTGTATCGGATGCGGCATCTCTGTTCGCCACTTGACAGGTTATGCACATCATAGTTCCTGACACTACGGCTGTTTCCATAAAGCCGATACGAACTTCATCCAGCCAGAAGGTAGCATCCCCATCGGGGTTAAGCTCTACCCTCATAACGTGTATTTTCCCATCCGCCCAGTCTTTGCCGCTATCTATGGCTGTTTCGAGGTCTCCATCGTTCACGCCCACAGCCATAATGCTTGAGGCACCATTTACAGTATCATCGGCATCAATAATGAAACCTACTGCATTGTTGGCACCAGCAGCCAGCACGCCGCCATCGTAGTCGATAGCCATAGCAGGTGAGGTCTCGAAGGTGGCATCGGAGAACCCGAAGTAGACGGCTACACCGGATACATCCGTTATGAGTATCCTTGCCTCACATATGGCACTCATATCATCTTCCCACGCCAGAGGCGTAGAAAGGTAAGTAACCTCACCATCTGCCGCAGCAGCCGTAGTAAAGAGTGCCCATCCACCAGGATAGGTGTGGTCTACGGCACACGTATCGGTTGATGTAACTGTTACCAGCCAGTCGTCAGTAGCCAGCGTATCGCCCGTGAAGTGGTCATAGAAATGCACCATCTCAGGGTGAACCGGGCCAGCGATGTTCTGCTTGTGTTTCGAGTCACCTATGAAATGGAGCTTCCTACCTACTTTTGGTCTTTGCCCAAACATATATTTTTTCTCCTTTTATTTAATGACGTTCAAAGGGATAAGTGTTTTTATCACTTCCGTCATAGTATTTTACTTGCGTGTGGGAGAGTAAGTTTCTCTCCTCTGTCTGCCTGAGCTTTATGAAAGTCATCCAGGCGATTTATCCAGAGTTCGTTACGCTTTCCGGTCAAAGAGCGGGAGTCTCTAATCGCCACTGAGCCGGTATATAACCGGGTCATTTTTTCCCCGCAACATACCGGAGGTGCATCACCCATCTGGGCTACTACCTCCAGACTGTTACCGCATTTCGGACATTCATATTCGTAGACAGGCATTACTCTCCTTTAAGCCTTGCGTGAGTAGAATGGGATTCCGTAAGCATCTCTGGTTTCCAGCACTCCCCACAGGGCTTCATACTGTATGCGTATCTGGTGCTCTGCTTTGTACCATTCAGACCAGGGGAGTTCCATCTGAACCGCAGCAGCAATAGCCTTGCGGTGCAGCATCACACAGTAGTTTCCGGTGGTAGCTGACGAAAGGTTGTTGGTGACACGAACGGCACAGCCGTAAACCGGATGCCCGTTCATAACCGTTCCATTCTCAACCGCACCAGCCTGCGACACATACTGATTCGATACGAACTTGTCGTACTTCATCATATCTGCAACGCCGGACGGGTCAAGGATGAGGAAACGGTTTCCATCACGAGGCACATCGTTTTCGTCCAGGAGTTCCATAATGTCGATGAGCAGGTCATCGGTTATCTCATCGCCATCGCTTCCTTGAACGCTCGAATTGTTAAGAAGTGAGAAGAGAGCAGCTACCGTAGAGTCAATTTCAACCCTGATAGAATACTCGCCTTCATCTCTCGCCAGTGCTTCCGGGTCAATCTGTGTCTGGCGCTTTGACATAGTATCTATGTCGATGGGTGCTTCGTACCACTGGTCCATAATAAGCTGGATTTTCGCTCCGGATATAGGATTAAGAGCCGATGCCTTCGTTCCTACCACAACTTCGGTAGCGGTGACGTGGTTGGTAACACCGATATTTACAGTATCGCCATAGGCAAGGTCTTTCTCCCAGGAATGGTCTACGGCATCAAAGCAAACTAACTCTTTTTTAGCTGCGTCAATAAAAATGTTCGACCATACTTCAGGAATGAAGCCAGCAGTATCAAAAGTGGTTGGAGTTCTTGCAGATAAGGACATACCCTACCTCCTATTCATCTTTTATTCTCGGATGACCGGGTTCTGCCATAGCTTCCTTAATCGCTTCCTTGTTTTCCTCCCAGAACTTCCGGTCGGCAATCTGGGTTCTGGTAAAGTACGGAGTTCCACCCGCAGTTTTCCCAGAATAGGGCTTTGGTGCTTTAGACTTCGGCTCATCGGATTCCTTTTTCTTGCTGAATATGACCTCGGCTATATTGCGTACCTGCTCCTCGGTAGGGCTTTCAAATACACTTAATGCCTTCTTCAGTTTCGCTGAGTCTCCGTCATCGTACTCGTCAGAGACGGTTTCGATTGTGACTTCAAGCTCAAACGAACTGACTTTCTTTTCCCTTTCAGTAAGACTGGTTTCCTTTTCCTCAGCCGTTCTTATTTTCGATTTAAGTTCCCGCTCCTGTTTCCGAAGTTCCCTTTCCAGTTTCATAAGGTCAAGTTTCTTCGGGTCATCGCTGGACAGTTCCTCTATTCTCTTTTCAAGGGATTCTCTTTCGTCCTGCACTTCGGCAAGGTCGCTTTCTTTGGCATTTATCTGTGCCTTGAGACCATCCCTTTCCTTCTCGACTTCTTTGAGTGACCTTCCAGCATCCGATTTGGCGGCGTGAACTAAAGCGTCCGCCTGTCTCTGGGTGTATATGGGTGTTTCCTGTTCCTGTTCCGGGGATACATTACTCTGGTCAGTAGGGGTTTTGTCATCGGACTCAGGGATTTTAACGCCTTTGTCCTCTGGCATAGTGCCTGCTTCCTTTTCCTTTACGCCCGTAGCCATAAAAACCTCCGTTCTTTTTTAATAACAAAAAGGGACTGGCTTTTACACCAATCCCTCTAAGTCCTTCTTTTGGGACTAAACTTTCTATTCAGTTGTTAACTAACCTATAACACTACTTAGAGCATTTGTCAAGGTGAGGTTTGTCAAAAAGGGAATCAACTGAACTTACGACACGGTAAACCGCCCCGTTTTTTATCTTAATGGAGACCTCACCGAATCCACTTGATTCGACCTTTTCTACTTGTTTCTTGATATATAAAAATGTAGTGCTATCAGTCATCATACCTTTTTAGGAAGACCCTTTCTCGCTGTCCCAGCAAAGTCTTCAAGTTCCTCGATGGTCATATCCATATACATCTTCTTGGCTGCGCCCCTGAGAGAAGAAACTTTTATCTCGCCTCTCTTAGCCGCAAGAGCCATTCCTGCTGCTTGCTGTTGTGCTTTTGATACTGCTGGCATAACCGACCTCCTTTACCTCCAAGAATCTATTTCCTTTACCTTGACTCCCTCGGTATCTTTCAGCCTCCGATACATTTCGTCTATTTCCCTATAATACCTTTCCCGTGAAGTGCTGTTCTCACGTCTTGATTGTTCTTTCACCGAAGTATATCCCTTTGAATCTACCAACCACTCCTCCAGGTCTGGGTTAATCCACCTGTAATCAAACCTCTCACTCTCTTTTGCCTTTCCAGTGGCATACTTCAATGAAAGGTAAGTAAGGTATTTCTCGAACACTTCTCTTGTGGGAACTTTTCTAAAGTCCAGTTTGTCATTGCCGAGTTCCTTTTTATAGACGTTCTGGTAGAAATCCTGGTGTTCCATCAGGAACCAGTCGTCCTCATAATACTCGGAGGTGCCTGTTTTTCCCTTCCAGTCCTTCGGCTTGCCTTCATTCTGTAGCTTGCGCCATTCAACGTAATCACTTACATACTGCTGGTAGTTCGGGTCTCCCTGCAAGCCTCTGAGTTTATCGTGAGCATCCCTGGTAATCCTAGCCAGACCGAAACCAGTAAGGCGTTTCATATTATCGAACTGAAGACCGGACAGGCTCTTTGTCTGCGTGGTGAATTTCATAGTTTCCTTTTCATTGGTAGTGGCTTGCCCGTATTTCTCAAAGTCTTCTATCCACTCATCATAGAGGTTATCATATTCCACAGATGGTATTTTTGAGACATCCGGGACTTCCATACCCATTGCCTCAGCGAGTCCCTGATTTTCAATCAGAAACCTGTCTTTGCGGTAGCCTTCGGTGGGTAAACTATTGTAAAAAATATAATCTTCGTGCAAGGACTTCGGGATACCCTTGTCATAAGCCTGTTTGGTCGAACTAAGCTCATCATATTCAGGTGTTCCTTCCTTCGCCTGCCTCAGTTCAACATTGAGTCTCAACCTATCCTCATCCCACGTCTTGCCATCATCAGTTAGCAGACCATTATCCAATGCCCACTGAAAGGTATCGGGATGGTCAATGAGCCAGACCTTAGCCTCGGAGCTACCGGCTGTAAATTCATCTATAACTTTCCCCCTATCTACCCAGTCGTTAACAGTCCCATCGGGCGTTGGGGTTTCATCCGTCCCCTTCTCTAACGCTTCGATGCGCCTTTTGTTATCTCTGAATTCAGGGCTATCTTCATCGAGGTTTTCATTCGCTATCTTTAATTCCAGTGCTGCTATAGGGGTATCTGGAATTGTTAAATCAGCCCATTCGCAATAAGCGTGGTCTTTGGCTTTGAGGAGTTGCTTTTCCCAGTAGTCTTCACTTTCCTGATATGCAAAGTGTGTATCAATACTTTCCTTCGGCGGTACGGTCAATTCAGGTATAGCATTATCTGGTATATCAAGTTCTTTTATGAGCCGTTGGAATTCAGTATATGCTTCTTTAGTAAGTATATTCGCCTGTCCCCAAACTGCCAGTAGGGCGTTTTCTTTCGGGTGCGCACGGAGGTATTCCTGGCGGAGGTTAACGCCAATCTCTGTTTCGTGCTCCTCAAGAAAGTCCTTTTGCTCCTGACCGGTAAGCGACCAATACTGGTTAAGTAAGGCGAACTGTCTCTGAGAGAAGTTACCTAGTTCTGCTTTCGGGTATTTCTTGTCAAATTCTTTTAGCGCTTCCTTATCGTCCGCTGCGACAATTTTTTCCCTATCCTTCCACATCTGGTAATATGTGGCAAACTCTCCCTTTAATCCGATAAGGCTTTCACTGGGTATCTTTGCTATCTCAGACTTAATTACCTTCGCTTCGGCAAGTGCCTTGATATAGTTTGGGAAGCCTTTACTTTCAGTGAGCGTCTCAGGGTCAACGCCGGTGAACTGGTTTGAATGGTCGGAATAAAAATCCCCTGTATCGTATGCTGGGTCAGTTATTCCATAAGCCAAGTTCTCTGAATACTTTGGCAAGCCGAGTTTGCTAAAATTTTCACGCCATTCGCCCGTGTACGTCTGGACACCAGCGCCGACTATAGCCGGTATCGCTATGGTTGCTGCTGTCTCAGGGTCTTCCTGCCACGCTTCGTATATATCCCAGATGGAGAAGGGGGCTACTCTTTCTACCCACTGTTTCTTATTGGCGACATCGACTTCCTCGCCTACGAAGTTCTTTCCCTTCCAGAAGTCAAGAATAGTCGAAGCAAACGGTGACGCTTTACCTCTGATAAGGTTTTGCATCAAGTCAAGCGGGTCTGTCTTGTATTCCGCCCCAGTGACGCTTGAAACGCCAGTCTTGGTAATTGCCCTCACGAAAAAGACAAGGAATTGACGGTATCCACCCCAGGGGTCTATGCGGGTATTGCCGAGCCTTACCGACATATATTCCGCACTACGAGGGTCAGTCTCCACGTCCCACCAACCCATCATACCGCCGAGGAGAACCATACCGCCAACAACTCCAACGAATGTCGTGGCATTCTTCCAAGCGAAAGCCCTTACTCTTGGATTTGAACTCACCAAATCTTTTACACTAAGTATCCTACCTATAGACGCCCTGGGAGCAAAGAAGAAAGCCGATAATTCTGGTGCTGTAGCCGAGAATTTACCAAGTGAACCTCTTGCGGAAAAGTTCGCAAGAGATTTTGATAAATCGACCATCTCTTTTGTAATGTCAAAAGACTCACCTGGCTTGAGTTTCTTTTTTCCAGAGGCATACATTTCACCCAGCCTCAGCATAGCCTCATAATGGCTTTTGAATATCAGCCAGTTATGAACGTTAGTGCCTGTTTCAAAGGACCTAGCAGAAAGTTTTATCCAGGGTAGTTTAGCAGTCAGCCTCGGTATCAAGCGTTCCTGAGTAAGATAGCCAAATTCCTCGGTTCCACGCCACTGTGCTGTTCCCTTTGGAATAATAAGGGGTCTGAGAAAATCGCCGCCTTCCTGCTCGCAAACCTCATATATCTGGTAGAGAGAGTCTCTAGTGATTCTCTGCCAACTTGCCTCGGCAGACTTTTGTGACCAGATTGCATTCCACGCTTCAATATTTGCTTGGACAAATGATACTGGGTGACTGGCGATAAGAGGAGCTTGCTGTCTCCAGAAGGAAAAGTCAAAGGATGCCTTATTCGCCCGAAGGAAGTTTCCTATATCCACTGGCGACATACCAGCCTCTTTTAGCACACGGATTACCTTCTCTCTAGCAAGGGGTGGGAATAAAGGCATCTGCTTTATAGCATCTTCAATCGGTGCTTCGTATTTTACAGTCGGTGCTATCGGCTCACGAAGAACGGAAGGCTCATAAATCACTTCTGCTGAAAGTCCCCTGAGATAATCCGCCGTCTCTTGGTCAACGGGTATTGGCTCTCTGCCTACTTCGTGGAACATTCCTTCTACAATATCCTCAAGTGACTTTTTCTCTGATGCCATCTTGTCTATTGCTCTGATAACTTTCGGCTGGTCTCCAAATACTCTCTCAAGCCTGCTGTATGCCGAGCCTCCACGCACCCCAGGCTCTCTAGGTATTGCTCTACCAGCGAGGGCATTAGTCAAAGCGGTAACAGTCGACATCATTTCAAAGGGTTCATTTTTAAGGGTATGGTAGACTTTGGCAAATAGAGCGTCCTTCATATCCTCAGTAATGCCTTGAAGATAATCGGTTGTCACAGTCGGTAGTTCGCCAGACATCGTATCAGCGATTGCCTGTTTTAGAGCCTGCTCAGAGCCTAACCCCTCATTAACAATAAGTTGCTGTGCTCTGGCTTTCAGGTTTTCAGCCCTTCCCGCTTTTGTCTCCTGTCTCAGTTCTCTGGTTAGTTCCCAAGCAGTGAGAACGGAAGGTTGGTTGATATAATCTGCAAATACCGAATTAAGTGCATCAAGCTGTTTCACAGTGTATTTTGGTCTGCCCGGTGTATTCATATTCTCAAAAGCCTCGGCGGGCATTATATCAGGCAATGTTTCCAGCGGTTTCTCGGTCATCTGCTTTGTAATCTTGTCATCCAGTTCCCTAATCCGCCCCCGTTCCCGCCTTATAGCCATAACTCTGTCCGCTATTTCGTCAGGTGTCATATTGAACTCTTTGGTTAAATCATCCAGTACGACATCACGTGGGACTTTATTATATTGGGGTGTTCCCTTCTGCGTATACCGCTCAACGTTACCTCTAGGGTTTAACGCTCTAGCCTGCTTTACTGTGAAGTAGTCAGGGAAAGATTGCTCCCTTATAGATATCAGGGAGTCAAGTCCGACATTCCTGTTTCCCATCTTAAAGCGATAATTAGCCACTGGGTCGGTCTCCAATGTAACCTTCAAGCTTTCAATTTCAGCCTGAGCTTCATAGGCTGCCCTTTCCTCTGCCGGTGCCTCTTCAGCCTGCCTGCGTGCCTCTTCAAGCCTCATCTGGTCATCCATAGAGATTTGAGTAATGCGTCCCTTCCCTTTAGGTCTTACTTCCTTAGCGGATATTTCCTCAATCATTGACGGCTGGATGCCTGCTTCAGGCATACCCACTTCTTGCGTTACCTCTGGGGTAACTATCCTCTTGAGTTCTTCTTCTACAGATTCTATTTGCCTTAATATTTCCACCTGGTTTTCTGGTGTAATTTTACTCAAGGCATCTTTAGCTATCTGGACTACAGGATTATCAGGTGCTATTTTCTCGGCACTTTCAATAAGAGTCTTATACTCCTGCTGAAGTCCCTCCGTTACACGTTCACCGCCTGGCTCTGCTCCTGGGACTATAAATCCGCCTTCTTCCCCAAGAGTCTCGAACCAGTTACCCTTATTGTCCTTTACCCAACCTGCGGCACGTTTGGCAATATCAGTCATACCGCTTTGCTCAGACGGAGATACCATTCTTATAGAAGACACGCCAGCACCAAATCCAGCCAGAGGAAGGGTAGCAACGGCGGTCTTTACCGCTATATCAGGTATATTCTCAAAGGCACTGCGGTTCTCATCAAAGAAGGATACGGCAACATTCCCCACAATTTCCTGTGCGATTTCCGTAGCAACTTCCGCAGCCTGACTCACCGTGAAGTTAACACCAAACCGTGATATGCAGTTATTGAGTATAGCGTTACCGAGTTTTGTTCCAGCAAGCTTCTTGAACCTGCCAAACAGACCAGCATTAAGTTGTTTTAGCAGTGGTATCTTACCGACACTTTCAAGAGCGCCGATGATGCCACCAGCTACAAATGCCATACCCGATGCCTGGTCAGGGGATGCGCCAGCCTGAAGTAAGTCCTCATAGACTGCGCCGCTTTCTACTGCTCCCATTCCGATGGTTGAGAGCACAACATAAGGTGCACCTGCGCCGCCTGTGGCTACGGTAATACCAAGAGAAGCAACCATAAACGGCAGGATATTAGCTACCTCATAAGACCAGTAGTTTGCATCTTTCAATAGTTCGGGATGCTTAAATGCGCCTTCCTGAAAAAGTTTCTTTGGCGCTTGCTCTGGATGGGTTTCAGTCCATTTATCGTAGTCGCTACTGACTTTCCCATAGAGACTCCTGAACTGCTGCCGCACCTCACGGTTCTGTCTTGTTACTTCCTCACCGAGACCTCCCAAAAAACCATCCGGCACATCGGGGTAGAGTAACGGGAGCGTCACATTCAGCAAGCCACTGTAGAAGTTTTCCGCATACTGATTGGAGGCAAAGCAGAAGGTATCCCACTGGTTCTGATAAAACGTCTTCTCAGGTGCTTCTGTAAACGACTTCGTGGCATAGTTATATTTCCCAGCGTAATCGCCATACTCATCATAGGCGTTCATTGTCTCGGTATCTATATCTATTACTCTGGCATTACCGTCAACGTAAGTAATAACATTTCTCTGCCAGCGAAGTATCTCATTTATATCGGCAGGCTGAAAGCCGATTTGCTCAAGGAGAAGCCGCTTATCCTGATAGCTTACTCTCTGGTTTGACTGCAAATCCTTAATAAATGCTTCCGGGTCTTCATCTATATAGTCGCCAAGTGTTTCCAGATTCCACGCTTCATCGGGAAAAACATTTTGAATTGACCGGTTAAGCTGCTCCTCCTGTTTCTCGAAGGACATAGCCTGAGTGATTAAGGACTCCCCTATGCCGAGTTTTCTCAGGAAGTCTGCTCCCAGGTCCTCGCCCACTCTTTCATAAAGGTCATTTATAAAGGCTGCCGGATTGGTTCTGACAAAGGTATCAATCTCTTCAGCCACCTGTTCGGCTGACATAGGTGTAGCAAGTCCATATTCTCCCGCTCCGAAACGCTCTGGGTAAATCTGTTGCAGGAGTCTTGTCATATCGGGAGTTACCTGTGCCCTTACCTCTTCTCCACCGACAACGGTAAATACAGGCTCGCCTTCCGTGAGCGGAGACATTTTAATCAGAACATCATCAGGAATATCCAAGCCCAAAGAGCGTGCTTGCTCAGGCGAGAAATAGGTTTCCGTAGGAATATTCCAACGGCGCATCCTTGGGGAGAGCGGAAGCATCAGGTCATTAAGGAGGTCGGTTGTGGCAAATCTTGTCTTCGGTATCCCGAACTGGATAGACAATTCGTCCAGAGTCTTCGGCTTGATTGCCCCGGTCTTTATCTCAGGCATCTTTATCCTGAAAGCCTCAGCGACAGGTTTTTCCACCTCCGGTTCTGGAAGTTTAGGCTCTTTCCGCTTTACTTCCTGAGCCTTTTTAGCGATATCTGTCTGACTAATGGTCTTCGGTCTTGGTATTCTAGTGCTTACCATCTTTATCTCTGCGGTCTTATTTTGTTTACCGCATCCTTCATTCGCTGGAGAATAGGAGACACATTCCCATTGTTACCCATTCCTTCAAACGGGCTTCTCATCTGAGTTATGTGCTCCATACAGATTTTCTTATTCCATCCCTGTTTGTCCAACATCTTGACCTCCTTGTGGAGTTGCTGCCATTCTGCCGCCGCCGCCTCTTCCAGTTAAGTTAATAAGAGCATTGGCATTGCCGCTCTGTGAAATTGCGTCCCTCAACTGTCCGGTAGTTTCCACACCCTCATCTGAAACCTGCCCCATCTGTTGTTTCATCTGCTGCACATACATATGGACAAGCATCTTGGACTGGTGATTTTTCAAGTCCTTATCCACGCCCTGCTCCATATCCTCGGCTTCCTCAGCATAGCGGATAGCCATCTCAGCTAAACGCAGAGCGGGATTAGCTTCTCTTGCCATATCCAGTTCCATCTCCCGTTCCCATCCATCCGGGTCTTCTACGGAAAGGATATCTCTGAGTATATACTTTCTTGGAGCTTTCCCCCATAGAGCCAACGCCCTTGCCTCATTGACGATAGCCAGCCGTTTGTTTTCCTTCATAAGAACGTAGTGGACGAAATATTTATCAGGGTCTTTGAGGTCTTCGGCAGAGAAGGAAACCTTACGTCCTTCTTTACCTGCCATAAGCGGGGCTTTTACTTCGCCGGTGGCAATCTTTAGCATCTGGTAGATTATCATCCTTCCGAGTTTTTCCTTGAATGTCTTGAGCGCCTTGAAGCGAGGGTTTTGAAGTTCATCGAGAAGTTCTACTTCGGTGGCTACCTCAACAGCAGAAGGTGGTTGCGTATATGCTCTCGGAGTTATCGGTGAAGCCTCGTCAATCATCCGGTTAACATCAGTTCTGGATGCCATAGCCGCATTATTGATATCGCTTCTTGGTAAGAGTTTATGCAGCTCACCCTCTGGCACCTCCAGTGATTCCCCACGCTCCGACACAGGCCTGGATAAACCCCCTGTTGGTTGCTTTGTTTCATATTCGTAAGCCGGAAGAACAGGGTCAAAGCCGAGGGTAGCGTCAGAGGAAAGTTGTCTGCTTAACTGGTCGTAGAGTTTTTCATTGAGGAAGAGAAGGCTTGGTGATTCGTAATCGAGGTAGTCTTTGTCCCGCATCATAAAACCCGATGGAGTCCATACGATTACGAATGGAGGCTTGCCATAATAGTTCGGCTGAGTATAGACAAGTTCCTTGTTAATCCAGAGTTCGCCTTTGTTCTCATCCCAGTAGTCACGGACTTCGTTATTCTTATTTTTAAGTAAGGCTTTCAAATCCTCTTTTGTCTTATGAAACTCCCTGATTTCGCCATCGGCGGAGCGAGCATAATCCTCAAGCTCTACTTCCAAATCTTCCTTGTCTCTGAAATACGTGGGGGCAGCCCACTTTCCCATAACGAAGGGGCACCATCTCATATCCACAGGCAGGCAGTGGATTTTATATTCTCCTGTCTCATCGTCAAGATAACTCATCCACTGGACACCGATAAGAGAAGTATGGCATACGTGGTTGCAGAGCCAGGAATCCAGGTCGGCAATCCCATACTCGTCATTAATATACTCATCAGCCTGCTCAAGATTTCGCTCAAGGATTTTCTCTACCTTATGGGCATCACGTTGCGATATATCCCCTTCGATTGTCGTCTGCCACTTGGAGGACATCAGGGAGGCTATGATTCTTGCAACATAGGAAACAGACTTGTTCTCAGTGACATTAACTACGTCATCGAGATAGTGCTTGCCATCGAACGTGGTGAGTTTGAAGTTCTCCATCTTCAAACGTTTCCGAGTCTTGTCAATCTGGTTGTAAAAGCCACTCAGGTTTTTTCTTCTTCTCTCTATTATTTCCCACGTAGTTGCCATAATCTACTCCTTTGCCATATGATATACGATTGAGGTTTCCCGTCATATTCTTCAGGATGCAAATTATAAATATCGGATAATATAAATCGGGGAACCACCCAATCATACATATTAAGCCTCCGCATATTGTTTATGCTTCTTACCGACCCTGCTATTAGGATGATGGTTTTTACCGCAAAGCTGGCAGTAATACATATTATCAGGCACAGACCAGCCTTCAGGCTTCGGCTTGAGTTCTGGCGGTTCTTTTTCATAAACCACAGGTGCGTTATCCAAAACCTCTATTACCTCTAAAATTTGTTCGCCGGTAGGTTCTTCCTGTTCCTCTGGTTCCGGTGGTGCAGGGTTCAGTTCTGCGGGGTCAAAGACGTAGCCCTCTTCGATATATCGGTTAAGCTGGGCGCTATCCCTTCCCCAGGGTAGCCGATGCCTTAACACCTGTTTTGTCTGCGGGTGAAGTGAATACATATTTGTTTCATTTGGTATTCTTTTTTCTTTTGCCATTACATCTCCTTTAATCCAGGCAGGTGTATTTTCGGTGGTTGTTTGCCCTCTGTCTTCTGGTTAATCTCTGAGAGCATCATCATCATAGTATTGAAAGCGCAGGTGTCCATCTTGAGAACCCTGCCATTGACAGTTTTCCTTACCTCGGAGTATAGAGCGCATCTGCCCTCGATGCAGTATTGATTGAGGAAAGGACACATCTTTACTCGCACTTCCTCTTTATGCCCGTTGTCTCTATCTTCCGTCATCTTCTATTACTCCCCTTGCCGGTTTTTTTTGTCTCTGAAATATAAAAACCATTCTGACCCTATGGTTGGTTGAACGCACTATTCCAATAGTTCCTACCAAGCTAAATTCTACTTTTCGGAACATCGGCAGAGATTGGTCTAGCCAGACAAGATAGCCACCTACATCAAGGGCTCGATAGCACTCACTCAGCACCTTTTTCTTATTGACCAGAGGCACTCCGTAATGCTCTGCATCTTGGGCAGAATAAGGTGGGTCTGCATAGATGACGCCATAGGTTCTAGGTAGTACGGTGGAAAGTTCAGTAGCCCGCCCAACATAGGTAGGCTCTAATGCTGGGTTAATATCGAAAGTATCCCCTAGAGCCTTCGGCACGGTGCCACTAAACAGGTGCAAGATAGGTTGTTTGTCTGGAAACAGGGCTGTTACCCTTTTGAGATAAGTGGGAGGATACTCGCCGTAGTAATTTGACCTGCTCTTATAGTTGTTACCTAGCACCCAAACACCGTACAGCCACCTATCAGTCGCCACAAGAGGAGGATAGTTAGGAAAGGCTTGATTGTAGAGTTCTGCCCTTTGTAGAAGGTTCATACTTTCCTTTCCCCCATCGCTTTCTGCAACTTCTTCTCATTTACCTCTATTACTCCCCTTGCCGGTTTTTTTTGGCTGGGCACAACCGCCACGACCTTTATTAGCCCTCTCGCCCCTGCCAGAGCCATCTCTCTTTGGTACTCCCTTTGTCATATCAATACCCCCTTGCGTTACTTACCGGAGTAGCGAACTGATGTTCCTTTCTCGCCAATCTCGCTCTCCCTGTGACATTCGAGACCGGCAGTGACCTCACTCCGATGCCGCCCCTATATGAGGCAACCCCATATCTCCTGGCATCGACTCCGTGACTCCACTGGTGGGTAGTATCATCGCTGAGAAATTCCCTGCCACTGGACGGGTCTCGTCTTTTAATATACTTGTAGTTCCTCTGGTCGTCAATACACTTTAGCGAATCTTTTGTCCAGAACTGATAGAAAGAATTTACCCTCTTGATTCCAAAACTTTTACTCCCTGGTCCTTTAACAGTTTTCTGCACATTAAAACCTTCAAGCCTTATTTCCTCCCCACTTTTGTCCTCATTCGGGTCGAAATAAATAGGAGCAAAAGGTGATATTTTTAACAGCGTCATCTCACGAGCTATGTCCTGATTGGTCATAGCTTTTTTCTCATAAAACATCTGCTGGGAGTAGAGTTTATCTCCAATGACTACATTTTTTACAAGAACGGTCGGGTCTCCACCTTTAAGTTCATCTATTTCAAAAGAACCGAAGCCGAAGTCCAGTCCGTAAAAGTAATCGCCCTCCGGCAGTTCATCCACCTGGTCGAAGAAGGGATGAACCAAG